TTTCATGTATTTCCCTGCCAATCTTACTTGCCAATTCATAAGATGGGGCAACTATCCAACCTCTTGTGTTTGGTTGTAAAATTGCAACCTCTGCTTCTCTTGATGCTGAATAACTTTTTCCACTTCTTCTACCTTGTATATTAACCCTAAATCTTGCTTTAGAATTATGAACATCCCATTGTATTTGTTCTGGTTTATAACCTATAACATCAAAGTATGCTTTTTTATTCGGATTTGTTAAGAGCGAATAAGAGTTCTTTCCATTCTTCCGTAACATCTGCAAATTTTTCAGTTGATTTACCCTCTAGTCTGTCTATTATTTCTTTTATTGCTTGTAGATTACCATTACTTGCCATTTTAAATAACATTCTCATAATGAAATCTAATTTTGTTCTTTCAGATTCATCATTTACAAATTCACTTGCTATCTGTCTTAATATATCAGATGGTGCAACTGATCCTTTTGGTCTTCCATTAGGATTACCACTTACACCCTGTTTGAAAGTACCATCCTTATTCCTGTTAACTCCTGTATTATCAGGCATAATTATATATTCTTTCTTGTTTTTTTAATTGTATTTTACTTTTTATATAACTTTTTAAATTTTTTGTTGGAAAATATTTTAATTCTTTTAATGCTTTTGTGTAATCAGCAAGTGTATGATCATACTCACCTTTTCTTTTTGATATATATTTTTTTGGGTAATTCTTACCAAACATATTTGCTACATCATTAATAGAATAGTTTTTTCCTCTACCTAATTCAAAAACATCTGACTTAAATTTTTTACCTATGCATGCAACTAAACCAGATACAATATCATCTACATGTGTAAAATCTCTTTTTTGTTCTCCATCCCCTACAATGGTTAATGGTTGTTTTTCTCTGTATTGTTTTTCAAATATTCCAATTACAGTTGCAAAATCACCATCTTCAATCTGCTTATCACCATACACATTGTAAAATCTACATGTTACAGTATTTAAATTGTAAATAGTATTATATAATTTGCAAAGTTCTTCACCACCGAATTTAGACCAAGCATAAGGGCTTTTATATAAACCGTGATGTTTTGAACTTGAACCTGCATAAATAAATTGTGCATTAATTTTTTTGGCAACCTCCAACATGTTTAAAGTTCCCATAAAATTATTTTTCATGGTTTTGATTGGGTTTTTAAAAGATGGTTGTATTCTTGCTAATGATGCTAAATGAAATATTATGTCAATGTTTTGTTCTGTATGAACTTCAATAAAATTACTTAATTGATCTTGTAAAGAAACATCATTAAACCCATACTTGCAACCATCAACAAAATTTTTACCAGTAGAACCATTATCAACACTATAAACCTTGTGTCCGAGGTCAACCAACCTTTTTATAAGATTATAACCAATAAAACCTTGCCCTCCAGTAACTAAAATATTATGCATTTGCTAAAACCATGTTATAATTGTTTGTTCTTTTTGGAATATTAAGATTTTGTTTTTTTATTAATTTGTTTGATTTAAATAAACTATAATTTACTTGATGTGTCCATCTACCATATTTCCAAGTAATAGTTGCAACGTCTGGATGTTGGTTTTGCAAAGAACGCGACATTTTTAATCTACCGTCTTCAACTTCATATAAAGATTCTGTGTTTCCACCTTTCATTGTCATGGTTCTTTGTTTTTCACAAGGGAAAGCATTAAAACATGCTGTACAGTAACCCTCTTTAAGTAGTCTTAATGATAAGTCGGTGTCTTCGTTATATTTACCACGCCACCTATGTTTAATATTGTTGTCAAGCAAAATACATGAATAAATTCTTGTGTTTAATTTTATTGGTGGTCTTGATTCTTTTCTTGGACAAAATGAAAGATAATGCATACCTGCCATTGGAACGTTTTCATATCTGTCAACCCAATCTTCAATTGCCCTAAAAGAACTGCCACTTTTTACCTCATATTGTTTATTTTTATTCCATCTGTAAAAAGCATTAATATTGTCATCTAATATCCAATGACGTTTTGCTCTAGTTTTTATGGAATGTTCCCACACCCAATTTCTTGCAGGTATTGATCCTTGCCCTAAATTACTAAATGGTAAGGTTAAAATTTTTTCTTTATCAATTACATTAGCATATTTATCATATTCTTGTGGTTCAATTACAATTTTATATGATATAAACATTCTGTTTAATGCTTTTGCTGTTTTTCTACTTTCCCACCTACCTTTTGAAATAATATAAATTGGATATTTAGGATTCATTTACATATTCTTTATCTGTCATACTCTGATTTTTTATTTTCGGAAACCAAACAGATTTAGTTTTTTTTGTAATTTTTTGATCAATTAATTTTGCAAATTTATTTGCATCTTCATCATTTTTAAAATTTATCAATATTTTTCTTTTTGCAGTAATATCCTTGTTGTCATATTCTGGCATATCTTGCCAATATTCTTCAACATCATTTGGGTTTTCTTTGCCTATTCCCAATTCATAATGCTCAAAACCCCAGTCAATTAAATCTTTTTCATCAAAATTATTTGCAAGTAAATCCCAATCCCATTCACCATTATTTTTATTTAAACGAACATTTAATTCTTTTTCTTTTTCAATGGATAGGTCTAATTCAATACAAGGTATTGATTTTATCCCTATTTGTCTTGCTACATTTACTCTTTGATGACCACCTATAATAACATTTTTTCTTTCTGAGTTTTTATTTACAATTACTGGATCAACAAATCCAAATTTTTCAATTGATTTTTTTAAATTATTAAACTGTTCTTTTGATAATTGCCTTGGATTATAATCGGCAAACTTTAAATCTTTTATTGAATATGCTATAATTTTCATAAGATGTTGTGTTTTGTCCTTTTTTATTACTTTTTGACATCAAACTCTTTTAAAATATTCTTCTTCTTTTGGGGTGGGTGTAATTTCTTCTTTTAGTGTGTAAATTTTACCTTTATCATAGGCATCATTACCACTTTGACTCTTATAATCATGTTCGTTTGGATATTGTATGTAAACACTTCTCAATTCGTATGCTTTGTCTTTTGATATATTATATTTTTTTTGTATTTCTTTAATACTCATATTTTGTATTTCAACATCCATACTTACACCTTGCCTCTACTATATATGGCAAATGGCAGTATTTAACGTTATACGGTGTCTGTATGTTAGTTTATTTGTTAATTTAATAAAATATATAGTGGAAACAAAAAACCCCTAAAAAAAGGGGTTTGTTTGTGAAAGGGGTTATTTTTTTTTCAATGATACTATATGAAATTAATGCTTAATTATTTCATTTCCAAATACTAAATAATTTTGGCATCTTTTTTTTTAACAAAAACAATCTTGCTCGTATTGCACGTCTTGATACATTTTCATGTTTTGCAATTTCTTCTTCTGTCAATCCATAAACTTTCAAGATATATGCAGTAAATTGTTTGTTTGTTGGTAATTTATATCTGTTCATAGCATCTATCAGTCATAACAAGTTTTATTTTTTCTCTAAAATGTTTTCGAAGTTTTTTTATTTCCTCTTTTGTCCATTTTCTAGTGGTGTTTGCATCTTTTGTGAGTTGATCAAAACCTTTTTGTGTAAGTTTTTGTATCATAAACTCTCTGTAACCCTCTTTGTCCTTGCTACCCCATATCATGTGGCAACCATAACATAAAGAATCACAATTTCTTTCATCCCACCTCACAGATTTTCTGGCTCGTCCAAAATAATGCGAACAATGTAAACCTCCAGAATTTGGTTTATGTTTACTTCCACATCTTTGACAAGTATAATTATCTCGTAAACGTATATATTGTGAAAAAATAATATCTTCTGTTTTTCTTTTCATGATATTTATGGCGATGTCATTCTTCTTGAAGTGTCAAGAATACCCCTAAAGTATTCAGCATCTTTTGCCAACATTTTTTTTTCTGCAACCATAACATCTAATTTATCCCACATAAGTTGTAAATTCAATTTAATATTTAACAATCTATAACCCATGGCGTCAATTCTGTCTTGAAGTTCTTCTTCGTAGTGTTCATTTTCCATTATTTTTTTCCTTTTTTTTTATTATTATTATTTGTTGTTGAATTGCAAGTAAAAAACTTGATAAGTATGCTGACAAGTCAAGTGCTTCTTCAAGTGCTTCTTCAAGTGCATTTTCAACTGGTATTGGTATTTCTCTGCCAAACTTGACATTATTTCGGTCTAAGCGATTTGCAAACACCCTAACAATCTTCTCATTGTTGCCTTGGTTCATATACTTCCCCCACTCTGTTTTCATCATAAGTTAAATCACCATACATGCCTTTTGATAATTCTTTTGGTATAACTTCTGGTAGTTTTTCTTTCTGTTCTATAATTTTTTGTTGTTTTGCTTTTGTTATATCTTCTCTGTTTTCTTGTGCCGATTCTGCATTTTTATCAATCATTAGTTTTTCAAATCTAAATGACCAACTAACAAAATCGTTCATGTTTCCAAAAAACTTTGCAACTTGTCTTGCAAGTTTCATAGAAAAAATAATATTTTCAACATCATTTTCATTTAGTTCAATTTGTTTTTCCATCTCATCTCCTATATAAGTATTTTAAGTTTTTGATCACATTTATGGCAATGTTGATATAACTCTTTTGTTTCTGATTTAACTTGTACTTCAGAACATTGTTCGCAAGAATAAATATATGTTTTTGGTTTTTCTGGTGTGTTAACTTTGTTGTTTCCAAAATCCCTTCTTAACCAATTTTTAAAACCTGCAAAAGCACTTGCATATTGTTTTCCATGTGCTTTACAATAGTCTAAAAATTGTTCGTACTCCTCATCAACATTTTTATGTTTGAACTTACAATCTGGTTTTTTTTGTTCTTTTTTAATTTCATCTAATCTTTCTTCACTAATATTATTATTCTTTTTACTTTTACTTTTATTATTACTATTACTATAAGACTTAATTAACTCTTTACTATCCCTATACTTAATAGATAAGTAAGTCTTCCACATCTCTTGGCAACCATTTTTATAAATTAAAGCAGTTATACTTTTATGAATTATGCTTTCACCTAGTTGGTGTGGTGGTTTGTCAAGCCCTTGTTGGAAAATAATTTTACTTGGAATCCAAAGTCTATTTGCTTCTTCTTTCCAAATAATTCTTCCTCCAAAAGATGAAGTAAATGTTTCTTTTGTGAAATGTTCTTCAGTTGGCAAATTCAGTAAAAAATTAGCAAGTGGAACATTAATTTCTAAAAAACCTGCATGATCACTTCTAGTAAAAATATATATATAAACAAGTTTTTCTTTTACTTGTAATTGTTGAAACCATTCTTGTTCCCAAATTTTATCATCAATAAATATTTTACTCATGTCTATTGCCATTTCTTGTCGTTTGCTTCTTCCCATAATTGAATTATGTACATAGTATGGTTAAGAACCCAGTTTTGCAACGTCCAACAAACATATTCAACTAGTCCATGTTTGGAAGTTTCTAAACCAACAACTGCACTATCAATACCAATTTCTAAACATTCTTCATTGTATTCTGCAAAACATTGATCAATTAAGTAAAGATTTTTTTTCATAAACTTTGCCATATGACCCCACCAAATAAAACCATGAACACCCCCATCAACTCTCTTTAAGTCAGAAAGATTATTTTCCCAATCTTTGTTGAGTATTTCTGAAAGTTCTTCTTCTGTTTCATAACCCATTTGATTAAAAACTGCTACTGCTAAGTCTAACATATTTTTTTCAAAATGGCAAAATATCGGTGCAAATTTACAAATTAACATTTTATCACCTTTATCAAGCCATTGTCCTCCATCACTATAATCTTTTAATGATCTTGGTTTAAAACTTTTAAACATTCCTCTCCACTCGTCATGCATTTTTTTCCCTTTCATTAAAATTATATTTATTCTGGTAATTCAATTGGATCATGTTCAATCCATTTTAATTCCATGTTGCTTTTTGCAAGATTCAACAATTTGTCAAAAACACTTTCAGTAACTTCTATTCCAGAAGAAATAGTTGCACAAAGTAAAGTGTTTAAACATTTGCCAGTATTTTCTTTTTTATAATCTCTATCTTTACCAAGAATATTATTTTTAAGACTTGTAAGCACTTCTGTTGATTCAACTTTTTCTATGTAATATTTTGTACCTCCAGTTTCCAAACCAATTTTAGCAATCTTTACAACATCACCTGCTTTATAATTAACCAACTGCTCTTGTGCTTTTTGAGTTGCAGAAAATGTAAATAAGTTTCCATTTAAATTAACAATGTGATTATAAGTCCAACCACCCCATTGGTTTTTTTCTTCTTTGACCTCGTTGTCAGTCAATGTTACAATTTGTGATTCACCTTCATTTATTTTTAAAAAGTTCATAACTAATCTCCTATTGTTTTTGTTAAGTTTTCCATTTTTTTAATATATTTATTAACATCTTCGTTTAACATGATTGCATTGTTTTTCCAAGAATCAGATTCTTTTTCAAGTTTGTTAATTTTCTTTTTCAAAGAAAAATAATGAATAATATAAATAGTAATTAATAAAAAATGACTTCCATTTATAAAAGTTAGATCAACCATTATACTTTCTCCCAACTATATTCAAAATGTTCAATATGTGATAATAACCCTTCATTTTTAGTTTTCTTTTCTAGCCAATAATGAGAAAGATTATGTTTACCTCGCATCGACATAATTCTCAAATTATTTCCAAGCATTTTCTTTACATCAAATATTCTTTGAGGTAAAGTCATTGAACCAGTTAGTTTGTAAAAACTAGGTTTAGTAATTATATTTCCATCTTGCAATAGTTTCAATAATGTTTTATTCAAAGTATCAACATCAGAGGAGGAAGCATTTTGCTTCTCCTCTTTTTGTATTTCTTCTTCTAGTTTTCTATCTATTTTTTCTTCTAGTAGTGCATCTGTTTCATTGTATTCCATTACATCTCTCCCTTTTCTTTTAGTTTGTTTTCTTCTTTGTCTGCCCAAGAATCTTTTTCATTCAAACAATCGTATGAACAAAAAACATTTTCGATAGGTTCTGCCACAATTGTTTGATTGCAATTGTGACAGATTTGTTTAAACGTAACGTGTAGTTCTGTTGATCTATCCATTTTAACCCCTTACCGTTTCTGTGTAAATGTAAGGTAAGTCAATATCAGAGATTCCCTCAATATTGAAGGTCATGTTGTAGGTAAAACCAGATGTTGCAAAATCATTGCTGAATTTATGTACTAACTGAACTTGAATAACATCTCCCAAAATAGAAAAGTCAGTTGTTACAACGTCCATTTCAAAACCATCTATTTTGTTTTTTTGTTTATTAAACTCATTAACAAAAGTTTCAAGATGTCTTAAAGATTCTTTTCTATTTGATGCAAGTTCTGAAGAAGTACCAAATTGGATTTTGAATGTAAGACTTATTACACCGTCTTTTTGTTCTCCATCTAATGTACCAAAGTCAACCTTTGTTCCTATCGGTCTTTCTTGTACAACCATACTTTCTCTAAAGTGTTTTGTGAATGATCCCCACATTGTTTTGTTTGTTTTCATCTTTTTTTTCTCCGTTTGTTACAAGTAAATTAAATAATAAAATGCAGAAAAAAAAGGTTTTTTTACATTTTTTTTAAATTTCTTTAATAATAGTATTTTTTTAGAATAATTAACTTTTTTTGAAAAAGTGTTTGTTTTTTGGCAAAAAAGTGTTATATTATTATATGACAACAACAAACAAAACAACAAAGAAAGAGATCAAAAATGATACTATTAATAATCGGTTCAATTGCAATAATTACTCCAGTAGTTCTATTAGTAAATTATGGAACAACAATATAACTTTAACAAACAACAAACAAGAAAGAGGTATAACAATGACTTGGAAACAAATATATGAAAAGAATATGGAAAAATATGGTAATCAAATTACTTGGGCTAAAGTTGATGAAAAATTAGGTGATATAACTTATCATATTGGTGATAAAGAACCATCTTTGAGAATGTTAAAAGATTTGGTGGGTGATGATATAAAAATCATTGACTTTGAACCAGATTGCATAGATGGTTCACAAATAGTAGTTAATAAAAATATGAGTTCAATCCCTAAACTACTTAATAAATACGCTAGTGAAGAAGTAAGTAGAAATATAGTTGGAAATGCAGTTATTCTTTATGACCAAGCAACCCTTGACTATGAAACATATGATTGGTTATTCTAAGTATATATGGTATAAAGGGAGGTTCGATTCCTCCCTATACTTCCAACAAAAAAAAAGAGGTACAAAATGAATACATTTACATTTCAAAAATTATTCAAAAACAGTATTGGTAGTCGTTATTTAACTTTAGAAGAAAAAGTTGCTTTTGTAAGAGTTAATTTTAAAATTCCACCAAAACCAATGTTTGGTTTGGATCAAAAAGAAAGAAAAATTGCGATACAAGATTTGATGGATTTGTGGTTGGATTACTTAACTCAAGAAATGTATGTATGTACTGCAATTGCAACAGATCATAGTGAACTTGGTGATGATTTTACTTTAGAATTTACAATCAAAAGGGCATTAGATGATACATATCACCACATGCAATTGTCTAAAGGTGATGGTGATCTACCTTACGTTTCTGTTGTAAGATCAAAAAAAAATAATGAACAAGAAATGAACTCGCAACAAATATTACAAAACCGTATAAAATCTGTTGAAGACATTGAAGTAAAATTATTAAATTAATGTTGTCTTGCCCTCTGCTTTATATTGTCTTTTTCTGTTTGTTGTTGGTGGAGGGCAAAAATTTAAGGTGAGTATGTATTTATATTAACCTTCAAAAACAAATGCTTTGTTTTTTTATGTTAATGTTCTGCGAGGGATATTTACTTGCCTTAAAATTCTTCTTCTATACTTAAAGACGTAGAAAATACATTAGATGCAACTTGACTATATTGTAATTCATTTTGTGCAAATCTAGCATATAAATAATCACCAACAGTTGAACTGGCTGAATCTGGGGTAAATATAAAAGGTAAATGTGATCCATTAGTTTTATTCCAAACTGCATTATAAAAATCAAAAGAAGAATGATTGTTTGTTGATATATCTGAAGATGTTAAAGCAGTATCATTTACAAAACTAAAACTTAATTCATAACGTGTTCTTCCACCAAATCTAAGTGCAGTATTTGTACCTTTAGAGCGAAAAGGTTGTCCACTTGTTGTATCAGTTGAAGTAAATCCCTCTAAAAATTTTGCTGAACTGAATCTTTTACCAGCAGGTGTTTCCATTACATCATTTCCATAAGTGATACTGCGAGTAACTTGCAAATCTGGACTTACACCAATTTCAAAAGCCATGCCAATCATTATTTGACCAATTTTTAAATCGGTGCTTGAAAATTCACTACTTGTACCCTCAATTTGAATACCAAAATGTTGGAAGTTTTGATTAGCATCAAAAGTGATTATTGAATCTCCATCATTATCTGGAGTAAAAACATCAGAACTTTCATCTGCATTAATAACCTCTGAAGATGATATTTTTGCACCAGTATTATCTAATGTAATTGCTGATGTATTTGCACAAACAAAAAATTGTGAATCTGCTGTTTTCATATTATGATTTAATATTGCTACATAAGATAACGGTATTGCAGTACCAAAATCTAAATTAATTAAAACATGATCTGCTTTTGCATCTGCACTAGCAGAGGTGTCGAATGTAACTCTTTTTTGTGGATTCATGTCAAACAACTCTTGTACTACACCACCACCAGATTTAATACCCACAAAATTATTTCCAGTATTTGTTGCTTGAACTGTAAAATTGCTTGAAGCATATCCTCTTGCAATCATTGAGTTTATAATATCTGTGTAAAATTTTGGTGAAACAATTCTTTGATGTGTCATTATGGTCTTCCTACTTCTGTAACAACAAATTCACAACCATCTGGTCGTTTTGTTGCTTGTGTAACAATAAATATAAAATTTTCTGTCATAGAACTTCCAAAAAGTTTAATGTCAGAATCCCAGTTTGTAAAATTTACAATATCACCTACCTCAAGTGCATTGTGTTTCGGTGTTGGTACATCAAACATTATTACCAATTTTCTGTCTTTTGAAATATCTTTATAATAGTTTGCTAAAGCAGTTGCAGTTGTAGTGTCAATAATTTTATCTGCTTCTAATTCCAATTTTAAAGTTTGATTTACACCATCAACTGTTGTTCCTTGTGATGTAGAATCAGTTACAGAAACAGATTGTTTAGTTTGTTTTTTTACATAGTCATAATCATAATCAACTGATATTGAATTTCTTACTGCATTGATTGGTGTTAAGCCAATACTGTCTAATGTAATATGTGTGTAATCTATATTTGCAACGGCATCTGTGTTATCATAATCTGCATCTTTTTCTAATACAACTGCTTTAAAAGTTGTGCCTTGTGATAGAAAGAAAAAAGTCCCACACAAAGAGCCAATATTTTCAATTAAAGTTTTTGAATCAATAAATCTATTTTGGGAAAATGCAAATTTTATATCTGTAACTGCATCATCAAAAACATTTCCAATTTTGCCATTAGAAGAATTTCCTGCAACATCAAAAGTTGTAACATCAGGTACTAATCCCAATTCACTTCTTATAATATCTTCAACTATATAAATTGGATTTTCAATACAATCGGTAAAGTTATATCCGTTATTTCGTGACGAACCTCCAGAGGAAACTGCCCATGTATTAAATTCTCTACCTTTACCACCAAAATAAATATATTGTGCAGTTGATGGGCTTGTAATTTCTTTTGTCTGTTTAATTACTTGTCTAGGTATCATAACACGTCTGTCATGTAAAAGAAATGATTCAGTAACATTTTTTACTTCTTGAACATCTTCAACTGTTGCTGTATAATCTTGTTCTGCTGTATATGAAATTTCAAGTGCTACCTCTTTAAAAATTGCCGAAACATTTACACTAGCACCTGCATCAAGAAAAAATTCATAAGTGCTTTCAAAACTCCAGTTTTCTTGTTCAGTTGTAGAAAATATTAAATTGCCACCAGTTAAAGGTATATCAATACTTTGTTCAAGATTAGAATCTGAAAAAGTAACATTAACAGAATTACCAGTATTGTTTGCATCCCTGAAAGTAAAAGCATCTTGACCAGAGCCAACAAACCCTTGAAAACTGCAAAGTAAATTAATGTCTGTAATCACCCCAAGTTTTGGTTGTTTAGGTATATCAAATTGAATTGTTCCAGTACTTCCTGCACTAGCAGATAAAGTCTGTCCAGTTGTGAATGTTCTGTCTGCAAGACCACTTGTATTTTTTAATTCAGGATAATAAATATTTGATGCACCACTAAATCTTAATGTTGATATGCCACTTGCTTCATTTACAGAAACATCTCCTAAATTAGCATAAACATTTTTTTGATATTGAAAAACTAAATCTGCATCTCTTGTTTTTATTGCTTGTGAATCACATTGAGCAACAACTTTATTAAGTGAATCGTCCCAAGAGTTTATTATAATTGCAGGAAATCTTCCAAATGGAAACATCTTGTCAAAATTACTTGGAATTGTTCCAATATTTGGATTGTCATGAAAATCACCATATTGCATTGGTATAGGTTTGCCAATGTTTTCTTCTGGTGCATCTGTTGAGGTAACAACGTTTGTTGGTAGTTCTTTATGTATTGTTCCACTTTTATCAAGCAATTGCAAAACAACTTCATTTCTGTTATAAGTAAAATCACCTGCAATAATTCCTTCTGCAATTAAATTATCTGCCGTATCGTATGGTGTAACACCTTGAATACATTGAAATAATTCCCATTTTCTATTACCAAAATTTAAAGTAGATAATAAATCTGAAAATCTACCACCATTAATTGTATTTGGTGAGTTCACTACTTTTACTGTCATGTTGCCAATGCTAGATGTAAAATTTAAATAATCAATGCTTTGAACAAAGTTTCCAAACTCTGTAATAAGTCCGTGATAAAAATCTGCACCATCATCTCTGTTGCCATCAGACAAACCTATAAAATCACTTGATCCCTCAGCATTGTAATAAAGTTTTATAACCCAAAAACAATGAGTATTTTTTGCTACAAGACCATTTTTAAGTGCATCACTAAAACTTAACATTAACCCAAAGCCCTTGCATTATTAAGTGCAGGAACAAGTGTATTTTTGACGTATGATTGACTTACTAAGCCACCTTTTATATTCACGTTTACACTTGGTGTCTGTCCAGTAAATCCTCTTAAAAGAAAACCTCCAAAACCTGCACCACCTTGTGCTGCCATTAATGAACCTCCAGTAAATAAATTTAACATTGCAAATGTCGCTGCCTTTGAAACCAATTCTGCTGCAATAGACTTTAAAGATGAAGTAATTGCATCACCCATATTTTGTCCGTGTATCGCTGCTTGTGCAATTGCACCTCCAAATCTTTCAACACCCATGATTGCCAATTGTTGATTATCAGAAAGTAGTTTTATTGACGAATCATTACTTTCAACAACATCATCAAGTTTTTTAAAAGATTCAACACCTGCATCAATTGTTGTTCTCATCACATCAAAAGATTCGATAGCAATCAATTCTCTGTTTGTTAATTCTTCGATTCCCTCAGATGTGTCCTCCATTGCTGATTCCAACATCATTTGGTTAATAATTTCTTTTTTACCTATTTCGTTAGCATCTATATTTGCTTGATGTAATTGTTTTTTTAATCCTATTTGTTTTTCTTCACCAAATGAGTTTCTTATCGATGCTTTAGTATTACCATCTATTGCTTTTGTTAATCTTATTTGTTCTTCTGTTAAACCCTCAAAATCTTTTTCTGGTTTATCCTTTAAAAAACCTGTAACTGAATTAATAAAATTTGTAAATAGTGTTGTTGCACTTTCAACTGCAGGTTTAAATTTTTCACCTAAAGCATTTGATAAATTTGTTATTGCTACGTCAAATTGTTCTTGTTTTTCATTTAAACCAAGTTGTTCTTCACCTAATTCTTTCACAGCAATTTTTGCTTGTCGCATTGCCTCATTGATAAACGCTCTTTTACGTTCTTCCTCTGTTAATTGACTGACTGTTTTATCTAATGAATTAGCAAGATTTTCTTGTGCAGAAGTTGCATCTACCATAATTCCTAAATTATCAAGAATCATTTTTGACTGTCTTCCTAAACCAGTTGTTAAAGATTGCACAGCAAATTGAGTATCAACTCCCATTGCTTTACCTAATCTTTGGGCTGTGTCAAAGAGTTGTGCCATTTGGTTGTCTGAATCTGCTATACCTAACAACAAAGCATTGTTTGCATTAGTTAATAACTCGGTGTCAGTAACTGTTCCGTTTGTTGCCTCTCTAAATTTTTCTAATGAATCTGCTCCAAAACCAACATTTTTACCAAGGTTTAACATTGCACTTTCTAAATCTTCAACTCTTTGTGCAGATTGTGCTGATGCTGATATTGCATTGAACCCAGAAACCAAACCTTTTGCAGCGAAAAGAGCACCACCTACTTTGATTGCAGTTTTTCCAAGTGCGACTAATTTATTATCAACCTTGGAAACATCTTGTTCGGCTTTTTTTGCTCCTTTAATTCTAAAAATTAAATTTAATATTTTATCTAGTGCCATTGTTTTTCTCCAACAAATGTTGTTTTAATTTTTCAACCTCAGAATGAATAATTTGCATCTGTCGTATTTTGTTTGCAGGTGCTTCATCCAAAGTTCTTGCTAATGGTAAATTAAATTCTTTCATGATCTGATATTCTTCAATTATTTTGTAATAATCATTTCTTAATAAATAAACTGGATTTACAAAAAAATGTACTTGATAGTATAATTGTTGTCCTATTGAAAATTTTGTTCCCTCTGATTCTTTTGCAATAAGTGAAAGTTCTTTTTGCACTTCTTGTTCATCATAGTGTTTAGATTTACCAGAAATAGGGGATTGAGCAGTATAATCAAAAGGTGTGTTTTCTGGTAAGTGTGGAGTTTGAACTGTTCCCAATCCAAAACACCAAACTGCATAACGTAAACTCAATCCCTCTAAGGTTTTTTTTCGTCATTTACCCTTAAATATTGTAACAAAATATCTTGTGCAAATTTGTCAATCTCTGGATGCGACATATCTTTTAAAACTTCTTCTGGATTATCAAGTGCAAATTCTAATGCCATTGCAATTGCTTTGTCATGATTATCCCAATTTATTTCAACTTTGCCATCTTTTGTTACATACGCTCTTTTATATGTATTATACAATTCACGTTCTTGAGCAAAAGTAATTTCTTTTATTTCTTTGTCTTCTACTTTCATTGCTTTACCTCATTTGTTATTTAAAGTGTCTAAAATCGATTATATGAAACCTTTTTTCTTTTTTGGTTATAAACTATGCTACGACTTGTATAACATCACCAGAAGTGTGTGCCATAAATTTTATAGAAACGTCTTTGAACATTGCCGCATCAGAACTCATACCAAGAGATGTGATTCTCCCATAATCTGCTCTAATACCAAATCCACTTGCACTTGTCCAAGTTCCATTATTTGACAACTCTGTTGCAACTTGTGTTCCATCTGTAAATGTATCGGCTAAACCAGCAGTATTATCATCATATTTTATTGTTGCATCCATTGTTGCTACAATTTCTGGAACTGCTCTTACTATATAAGTTGGATCACCATTTGAACCAGTAAAACCGCCATAGTTACTAGGGTTTTCTAAGTTCAAAGTCATGCTTGAAATAATGCTATCTGCTACCCCTGCAACTTTTCTTGTTGTTGTAAAATCAGTCAATGAATAATAACTTGTGCCGAAAGCATTCATACTTGTTGGTTTGCTTTGTCCGTAACTTGGCAAAAATGCAGTTGTAAATGTACCACTCATTTTAATTCTACCAGATTCAGTACCCATATCACCAGTTATTGAAAGGCTTGTTAAAGTACAGCCGGGAAATATTATAGAATGATCGTTTCCTGCCTCTGGACTTACAAAAGCAACTGTGCATGTGTCAGCAATTGTTATTGAACTATTATCTCCAGTTTCTAACTCTGGTGGTGTGTAGTTATTTGGAATATCATAACTTGCAGGACTGCTTCCTTGTGCAACTGTCATGATGTTTTGTAATAGTAATGGTAGAACTGTTGTATCAGCAGTACCACTAAATGCTATTTCTTTTAATGTATGTTTTTCGGTTATAAATGCATCAGCACCTTTAGCAGTTCTTCCAGTTCCACTTCTTACATCCAAAGTTTGTATTGGGTTTAAACTTGGAAAAGAAATTTCATCTATGTCAATTAATTGCATAGTTGAAACATTAGCAGTCCCAATTGTTGATTCTGCTTTAAATGCTAGTTGAAATTCGCTAGACGAATAACCTGCTCCATCTATTGCCATTATTTTTTCTCCTCTACTTTTTGAACAAACTCTTTAGCAGAATCTGGAATTTTTTCCAATTCAACTATTTCTTTATTATTTAGTTGTTCCCATTTATTTGTATCTAATCCACAAAATGAGTTCCACCTTGGAATCATTTTATCTTTGTTTTTAAGTTTAACTTTCATAATCAACCTCACTTGAAATGCATGTAAAATCATATTCGACAATATGTAAATTTTTGAAAATATCTTCTGATTCATCTCTATCCGTAGAATAATTAATAGAATTTATTTGCCCAGAATGATAAATGTATTCAGTAATTAAATTCCAATACTCATTAGATAATGCCCATCTGTCACTTGCCAAATTAAAAGTATTTTCAGTATTTTTTGGTGCAGGATTATTTTTAAATAATCTTAACAACCTTTCAGAAATATTACTTAGATAATTTTGATGTGTATGTCTTTGAAATCCTTCTAATAAAAGAAAATATTTTATAGTAAGATTATATTGCCTTATCATACCACCTGCTAAAAAAGAAACATCAGAAATGTCATTATAATCAATGTTAAAATAGGATGTGTTTCTTGGTCGGTATTGTCTGTCAAATAAAACTGGAATTTTAAATTCTTCAACTAAAAGTTGCTGAACTTTGTTTATAATTCTTTTGCCTCTATTATCGTAGATCATTTATAATCTTTCTAAAGTTATACTTTTTACTGGACTTCCTGCTTCTGGTGTTGTTCCAGAACATTCTATTTCCCATTCGTCATTTGTTGTAAGCACCCCAGTTGAAAATTGAATTTTTAATCCATGGGCACATGTTTGAAAATCTCCATCTATAATTTCATTTGACAAAACCTCTTTGACTTGCAATCCAGTATCATCACCAGTAAAAACAGAATAGGTAATTGATGTATTTGCAGTTCCTTTTGTAAATGTGCCACCGCTTGTAATTTTTACTAAAATTAAATCATCAGCAGTTGCTTGACCCCTTACATCAATTATGTTTGCAGTTGTGTTTGAGTTTACACTTTTTCTTCTAACAATACCTTGATTGTGTCGCATAGTTTTATCATGCCACAAAGAAACCTCGCCAGATTTTATTTTGTCTAACATACCATTGTTTTCCGAATTATATGCTAAGTTTTGTAAATAATCTGCTCTGTCTGGGTCGTATGGTCTTACAATGTCAGCACAAGCCAATGCAGAATTAGATTTTATAATTCCATCATCATAAGTTTCACCACTTATGCCTTGAGTTCCCACACCTGCTCTTTTGTGAATTGGTCTATTTATATATTGTCTAATAAATTCAGCACCCCTTGCAACTGCTAATGTTTTTAATGTGCTAAAACTTCTTCCACCCTCAATAGTGTGGTTTGTAATTGGATTTGAACTTGAATATAAATAAAGGTTGTCATTTGTTGAATCATAAAACCATTCACCATCCTCAGTAAGATCACTAAGTGCAGATTCTGCTGAACCAAGATTTACATTATCTCTAAAAACTTCATCCATTGTACCAGTTGAACCTGCTAAATAAATATTAGAAGCATAAGTTTGCCAGTTTGTAATAACAATTTTTCTATCAAATGCTTGTATATCTGGAACAAAATATTCCAAATCTGTTGTGGTGTTTGAATAAGATTCTTCGTATGTACTCATATCATCTCCATTAATTCTGGTATTTCTAATGCTTCTACTATGGCAAACATTTCAACAATTATACCTGCTTGTTCTTCTGGTTTTGTTGTGTCAAAATATTTTGCTTTTAAATTTTTTAATTGTGCAACTGCATCATCTAGTCTAAGTTCTTCCATCTATTTCATTTCCCCATACATTAGTTTTTCCATTTGTTATATCGACCACGTCAACTCTAAAATCACCATTACCGAACCAATCAATAATTGCAAAAGCATGACCCCAATTTGTTTTTCTATTTCTTAGCCATACATTTGCTTCATCTCTCATATCCTTAAGACATCCCAAACTAAACCCTGCATGAGTGCCATCAACGTGTGTAACTGAATGCCTTTGAACATCGTGCATATGTCCATATACAACTGACTTACCCAAATTAAGAGCGTGTTGTTTTGTATGATATGCAGTCGAATAATGACCACCATGATAAAAATAAAGTTTTCCAAGTTTAAGGTATTTTCCATAAGGTTTAAAAGTATATCCTCTTTCTTTTATTTTAAGTGCATTTACAAATTTAACTTCTTTTAAATATGGGTGTTGTAAAACAAATTGATTACACCAGTCATCATGATTGCCCTCAATCATATATTTTTCTGTACAACCTATCCTATTTAATACTTTGTCAAATTGGTCTAGCCCCTTGTTTATTAATTGTGTTTCTTTTTCTATCTCTGGCAATATATATTCTAAAGGTGGTCTTTTTATTTTTTTGTATTTCCAACTTGAGCAACTTTCCCATTCTCCTACATCTCCTAGATGAATAAATATATTGGGTTCAACTATTTTTATTGCTTTTAATACACAATTTATTGCACTTTGATCGTGCAAAGGGAAGTGTGTGTCCCCACAAACTACTGCTCTTTTTTTCATATTTTTTGGCTTTCATGTTTGTTTATTAGTCTTTCTGAATAGTAATTTTCATCCTTAGGACTGTTGTTGCACTTGCTACATAGTTTCCACCACTTCTATTTATTGCTGATGCAAAAATACTTGTACTGCCACTTGCACTTTGGATGCCTAAATCAATATTGCTTTTACTTGCTAAACTTGAATCTGCTAAGTCTGTGTAATCACCAGATGCAATTTTTACCACTCCAAGCATATTCACTAATGCTGAATCTAAATCTGCAACATCTTCACCAACGCTTTTACCCTCGTCTTGTGTAATTTCAGTATTAACTGAACTAAACACAATGTCCATTGCAGGGCTAGTTGTAGTTTGATCAAGTATTGTAACTGATTTTATTAAACCAGACCCACCATTTACAGATGTTGCAAAAGGTATTTCAATTGCTTTTGCAAATACTTTGTTATCACCGATTGTTTCTGCATCAGTTGTAAGTGTAACTGTAATAACATCTAATGCTTGTTTATTTAGTCTTTCAACTGTTGAAAATTCACTAATTGATGTTTCTGCCATCTTTATCCCCTCTTATGTTGTTAATGCTCTTTTATACCAACCATACCAATATTTCATTAAGGTTGGTTTTCTTTCTACTAAGTTTGCATAATATTTTACTCGAAAACTTTGTACTCTTGTTTGTTCTACTTTTTTTGAAGCACCTATTGTTTTTGGCCCAATACGTCCATCAACTTTTAATAATTCTTTTTTTGCTTTATGATTACATGCTTGTTGTAAAATTTTAATTGCTCTTGATTTACCCATATTTACTACCATGTCAAAATATATTTCATGCAATTCATCTGGCAGTTTATCAACTTTTGCATCAAGCCAATACTCATCATAATAAATTAAAATGGCTTGTTCTTCTGTAAGGTTTTTAATGTCTAAATCTGGAAATGCTCTTTTAGAAATTCCATATTTAGTTTCACCGCCGGGATCAGAGGGGTCATTTACATAACCCCCCTCATGCTTTAAAACCTTTTTTACTAAAATGTCAAATGTCATAAGGTTTTCTTCTCTTTCTCATCTCTTTCTGCCCATTTTCTTTTTCTTCTTTTTCATCCCACCTTTGACTTTTTTCTTTTTTTTACCAGTATGATATGGCATTATTTACCTACCTTTCTCATCGCTTGTATATGTGATTGATTAAACGAACTACCTCTATTCATAGAACTAACCATTTCTTGAATATGTTTTTTTGAATGATGTGCTGAATGTCTTCTTATTGCACTTCTTTGGTTTTTGTTTAACGAGCCAATATCAACACCTTTTACTTTAAATGTATGTTTCATAAAACTTTCTTAAGAACACTTACAAAAGTATCATAAATGGCAGAAATATATTTTTCTTCAGTTTGTTCATTTATAATAGGGATGTTTACATTCTCATTTAGTTTTTCAACAACTTGTTTTTTTATTTCATCTTTTGAAATATGTTCAATGATTATGTCTGCTATTTTCATTTCTTTGTATTTCCTTTTTTAACTTATTTTCTAAAAATGTGAATATGACTTTTTTGTGTTTTGTAAAAGCAGGTTTAGGGGTCATAGTCCTATTTACCTGCTTTTCGTCTTTGTTTACTGCCTCGTCCATTTCCTAATTTTGCCTCAATATAATTTAAGTGATCGGTTATTTCGTCATTTAGTTCTTGGAATTTTTCGTTATTGCTATTTTTTGCATCAATAAGTTTTATTATAATTGCTTCAAGCCCATCTATTTTTTTTGTCAATTCTCCAGTTAACCATTTAAATAAACCAAATAAAAGAACTGCTGCTAAACCTGCAAATCCTAATTCAGCAATACCTTCAAAACCCCCCATAAGAACTACTCCTCTTTATTTAAACTATCAGAAAGCAAACTTACAAAATGATTCAAACCCATCTCTAATTGTTGCAAGTTGAATTTTGTAGTTTCTACTTTTCGATTTAAATCAGATACATGTGCCAGATAATTTTTCTGGTCGCTATTCATATCTGATATGTTGTATTTTTTATCATTTAATGTAATGGTTTGATCTTTGTTATTTTTTGTATTTGCCATTTTTTTTCTCCTAATTTACCATTTAACCTTATCTGCCCAATAACTAGCACCCATTTTACCAAACTTACGAATGTTTCCTGCATGCCTTGCTTTAAAAGACTTTCTTCTTGCTTTTTGTCTTTTACTAGATGGATTTTTTCCAGCCCCTCTTACTCCTTGTTGACCAAAACGTATGAGTTTTATTTTATGACCTTGTTGTGCTAAAACTACATGTGATTTTGTTTTATGCTTTGGAGTTCTTTTGGGTTTATTTACACCAGATAATCCAAATCTTTTTAATAAATTCTTTTTTCTTTTATCGTGCGACATTAACCGAATACTCTTTTCATCAAACTTTTTGGAATCCTTTTACCTTGTTTATAAAGTCTTTGCATCCTTGCAATTGAACTTGCTCTTTTAGAACGTTTTGCACCTTTTGTTCCAGATAAATACTTTTTAGGAACAGTTTTATAAACTTTATCTTTTGCAACTCGTCTTTGTTTTTTTCTTCTCATTTCTTTCTACGCTTTCTTTCTTTTCTTACAAGAACTGGATCATGCTTTATTGCTTTTCTCCCCTTTACTATTTTAACAAATGAGTTAACTCTTGCTATTGCCCAAGAACTTGGGGTCATGCCTTTTCTTGTACCAGATGAAACTGCCGCACCCAATCCTCTGCGATAAACTTGTTTTAAACTACTTGGAAGTATTTTATTTTTTTTTGCTATTGCATTTAATCTTTTAGAAACAGATTTACTAATTCTTGCCATATTACCTCCTTAATGAAATTAATCTATTTAACTCATAAATTTTTTCGGCTAAAATTTTTAACTCCTCATCTATTCTGTCTAAATCTTCTTCAATAAATTTTAAAGATGTGTTTTGCACATGGTCAGAACTGATGGGTTGATCTTGTGTTTCTTGTTGAGATTTAACTATTGCTTCAATATGTGTTGAATTTGTGCCAGAAGTATTTTCCACAAAACTAATTCGATTATCTAACTGACTAAATCCCCATGTGCCAACTGCGATTGCAGTTACTAACTGAATGAGATAAGATAAACTAAAACTTACACCAGATGATTCTTGTATTTTACTCATTAATATAATATCCAATCACTTGCTAAATCATTCCAATCTTTGTACTTAGTTCTGTTAGTGTCTTTTTTTACAACCTCAAACTTTTCATGGTTATAACACCAAAGCATTGTAGAGTCTTGATTAAAGTGTAATATTCTATTGTAAAAATGTTTTTTGCCATGTTGGTCTTGTATATCCATATTACCTACTTTATTACAACCAAAAAGTATAAATGTTATAAATATTAATTTTTTCATATTTATCCTAAATTATTATCTTTGCAATATTGTTCTAAATCAGAAGTTGCACACCCCTCTGGATATGGAAACCTTTTTTTAATTTCTGCTTTCTTTTCTAACCAAACAGATTTTTCTATTTCCTCTGCCATATATTGTGCCAATAAAGGGTCTGATTCTTTTTTGTGGAAATATATCCTTTGGCTTTTTGCAGTTATATAATCATTCGCATTTTGTCTAGTTATTGCCATTTTTAATCTCCTATTGCTAAAGGTTGTAAGGTTGCAACACAAGTATAAGAACCACTAGTTGCCGCACTTACCACCATTCCACTTGTTGTAATTGTGAAATCATTACTATTTATTGTGTTAATAATTGCAACTCCTGCATTATCTACACCAAGAATTCCAACAAATCTTGTGCTATAACTACCACCACGTCTTGCTATGTTAAATAAATATATTCCATCTCCAGTATTATTGGCAGGAGCAGTATTTGTTAAGTCAAAAACAGCAGTCGCTGAAGTTCCTATTGTAACATCAGTATGTAATGTTCCAAGATTCATTCCTTGCCCAATAGTTATTGCATCACTTTGGTCAATAAGTAATCTTTCAGCACCTCCAGTTTCAAATGATATGGTAGTGCTATTTAAAGCATTAAATTTATTTTTATTACCACCACCTCCACTATACTCTGCTGATACAATTGAAAATACATTTGCTGGATGAGATGAATCTGTGAATACAATTTGAGTTACTGCATCTGCACCAGAAAAATGTATTGGTTGATATGTTGTTGTAGTACCTCCAGCAATTACTAATCTTTCTGCATTATCAGCATCAAAATGAATTTCATTAGCAGTTTCAAAATCAATCTTAGTTTGAGCATCCTCACCAATAACTATATCAGTTGCTAATAATGATGTTATTGTTGTTTGTGAAGCATTAATTGCTAAATCAATATTATTATCTCCATCTTGATAAGTTGCTGTAATTCCAGTTTCAGTATTTCCAGAAAACATTCCTCCAGCAATATCTTGTACAAATTCTGTAATTGTATCTGAACCACCAACTGTTACTGCTGTGGCAATATCACCACCATCAATATCAAAAGCACTTCCCTCAATCTCAACTGACCCTGCTTCTAATTTTTTACCAAGTGTAATTTTTTCACCACTATCTGTTGTAACAAAAGTTAAATATGAATTTGTGCTTTCTTTTATTTCTAATGCAGTTGCTTGGTTGTCTGTCAATGTTATATCCATAGTGTTATTATCTGCACTAATTGAATCTAATGAAACATCTCCAACATTTGTGATTGCATTATCACCTAAACTTAAATCACCTGCTAATGCTGTAATTGTTGTTGAACCTATTGTACCTCCACTTACTTTATCACCACTTATTTGGTCGTTTGCTAAAGTTAAAGTTCCACCAGAAACGTCAAGTGTCTTACCACTTCCAACTGTTACATCAGTTCCATCAATAGTACCAGAATCAATATTTACATTGGTCATAGCATTAGAGCCAAAATCAGATGTTGCATCAATGTCTAATGATTTGTGGAATTGTATTTTTTCGGATGAATCAGTTGTATCAAGTGTAATATAAGAGTTTGAACTTTCTTTAATAGTGAAAGCACCTGCTTGATTGTCATCCATAGCAATATTAAAAGTAGAACCATCAGATGATATGCTATCAGCACTAATATCCCCAATATTTGTAAGATCATTGTCATTAAATGATGTACCTCCTAAACTTATTGTGCCAGTTGCAGTAAGATTAGAAGAACCAATGTCAATGTTACCAAACCCACTTGATATTGCACCAGTTCCCAAAGTTCCAACGGATGTTATATTTGTTTGAGATGCTGTTTGAATTGTTCCAGTAACGTTACCCTCTATGTTTGCAACTAAAGTCCCAGTAGCATACCCTGTACCACTTGTATTGACTGTTGTGGTTGGTTCTGCTTGTAAGTCTGCAAATAGTTTAAATTTTCCAGAATCGTTGGCATCTCTAAATAAACCTGCATATAAATCAGTTGATCCACTTGTGTCATATAAACCATAAAATCCAATATCTACTGAATCAGCACTATTATTATTTTTTGCTAATTTAATTAATGGGTCTTCAACTACTAAGTTTGTTGTGTCAATTGTTGTAGTTGTTCCGTTTACTGTTAAGTTTCCAGCAATTGTTACATCATCTGGTAAACCTATTGTTGCAGTTGCACCTTCACTACCAGAGCCAGAAACCTCTATTTCGTTAGAAGTTCCAGAAATAGTTGCAATATAATTACCAGTTGTATCAGTACTTAAAGCAACTGAGTTGGCTTGTATTGTAGCAGTTCCATCTTCTGCAATTTGTATATCACCACTTACACTAGCAAATATTGCATCTTCTAAATTCTCAAAAGTAATTTTACCAGAGCCACTATCAGTAGCATCAACCATTGCAATAAAATCATCATCAGCAATAGTTGTTTCTGTTGTCAACTCATTTAGATCAATACTTAGTGTGTGTGCAATATTTTCACCAGAAGTTGCTCCTGTTGAATCAATACCAGTTCCACCTGTAATATTTTGCACATAATCACCAGTAGTTTCTGTTGCTAAAATTACACCATTGTCTTTTATAGTTACTGCACCAGAACTAACTGCAAAGTTATCACTTGAAAAACTTGCAACACCTTTATTTGATGTAGAAGCATCTTCACCTGCGATTGTTATTGTATTGCTTGATGCAGATGTGTCTATTCCCTCACCACCTGCAATTGTAAGTGTTTCTGAATCTAAATCAATAGCAATTGTACCAGAATCAGTTGTTGCATCTAAATCTTGTGCTGTAACTTGTGCATCAACATAAGTTTTAATTGCTTTGGCACTAGCCAATGTATCATCACTTCCACTAACAGAAGAAATATCAGTATCTAAAACTCCAGATTTTAAATTATCGACTTCTACATTTGATAATGTATTATTATCAACATCAATTGTTTTGTTTGTAAGAGTATCTGAGGTTGCCAATCCAACTAGGGTATCTGTGGCATTTGGTAGTGTTACTGTTCTGTCAGCATCTGGATTGCCGGGGGAAAGTGTAATCTCATTTGCATCATCAGAAGAACCCTCAAAAACTAAACTTCCAGTTATAGTACCACCAAAAGCAATTGTATCGCTTGTGGCATCACCTAATGTAATAGTACCGCCGTTAAAAGTTGTAGTTCCAGTAACAGTTAAATTGCCACCTACACTTGCATTACCAGTAATTGTGAGATTATCTCCAATTGTTGTTTCGCTTGTAGAATGTCCAATTGTTACTGCTATTCCAGATGTTTCGGTAGCAAGTTTTAATGCACCAGTTGAATTGGTTATAAATGAATTTGAACCGTCATGATATATTTGCAAATCATTTCCAGTTCCAAGTTTAATAATTTTTGAATCAGCAAAACTAATACCTCCAGTACCTAAAGACATGCCAGAGGCAGTTCCATCCCCATCATATATAACTAATGGAGTTGAACCTAAACCGTCTGAATCGCCAGTATGCAATAATTGCACATAACTTGTTGCTATTTGTTGATTCGTTAATGTTGTTACAGCACTCATAATTTCCCCTTAAAAATCTGTATTGTCAAAACTACCTTTTTTATATTCTTCTTCATATAAATCTTTGCCAAAACGTGTGGTTGTTTTACTGATTATTCTTCTTAAATTTTTACTTCCACATTTGCATTTTGGATCAGTATGAACCAACCCATGCCAATGCTCTATTATTTTTTTACAGTCATTGCATTGGTATTCATATATTGGCATTTATTTATCTTTCTTTTTACTTTTTGATTTTGCTTTTGGTTTTGGTTTACATTTTGTATCAACCTCATCAATACACTTGCAACCATCTTCTTCGCAAACTTCATATCCCATTTCAATATAATTTTTTAATCTTTCTTCTGATAGATTATGCTTTCCTATAACCTTATCACCTTTTTTCAAATATGTCCACATAAAAACTCCTTTTAGTATTGGGGGGAAATAAATCCCCCCTTTACATTATGATTATGGATTGTTAAAGTTAACAACTGGTAGTGCAGTTGAACTTGCACCATGTGAAAGAGTTGCACCAAAAAGGCTATCAACAACAATGCTTGTTGCTAAATAGTCAATATCATACTGCTCTTGCACTCTTGGTTGTAACTGACTAGCATAATATACGCCAGATGTTTTAAAGATAGTACCACTTTCATCGCCAGTACCACCGTCATCATCCCAGTCTGTGCTAGCATAAACTGGCATACCATATACTGAACCAATTTCTCCAGTAACGTTTGGATTTTGTGCATCACCTCTTACAGTTGCAGATGTAAAATCAGACAACCCTAATATGCTTGAGAAAAATGCAGGTGAAGCATACAAGAAAGTTTGACCGTCTGTGTATGAATGTCCACCATCAAGAAGTTTTTGTAATCCACTTCTGATCAATGCAGTTGTTGCTGTATTGTCAGCAGCGAGTGTTACATCATTTCCAGTTGCTGATTGTAATACATCAACTGCAATATAGTTCTCTATTTTCTTAGCAATTGCATAACCCATTGATTGTGCATACATTCCAAACAAATCGCTGTTTTCTTGCACTCTCACTAAGTCGCCAATTCTTTTTGCCTCATAAACATGTTGATTGATTGACAACTCAACTTCGCCATCTGTATTTGCACCATAAGATACTGCTGAACCACTTGACAAAGTCGCCGCAGTTTCTTCAGTAACTTTTGGTATATTTAACTTATTTCCACCCTCTGAAACCATGCTTGATAGATCAGTAACTTGATTTACAAGTCTAAATTCTCTTTCAGCATAGTCAAGAATAGCATCTGACCACATTTCTGGGATAAAATTCGCCGCTGTGGTTAATGTAACTTCTGCCATTTTAATTATCCTTTTCTTTTATAAGATTGTAAAATTCCTTGCCAGTTTTGACGTCTTTCTTTTTTGTCCATTTCCATCATTTTTTTTTGCGGAACTTGTGAAAAGCCAGAAACTGAATTTTCTGTTTTTACAACTTTTTGTTTTAAAATTTTAGTATGAACTTTTTGCAAGTCTGGCAATGCCAAATGCTCAAAGTCTTTCCTATCTTCTTCCGAAAAATCAGCAAGTAATAATGCTCTTTGCTTTTCTTTGTATTCCTCTGCTTGTTGAACAATTGGTTCAAGTTCTTCAATTTTCTTGGCTCTTTGTTCTGCTAGAGTTTTCCATTCTTCATTTTTTGCAAGTTGTTCATCTTGTTGTTTTTGCTGTTGCATCTGAAGTTCTTCTAACTTCTTTTCTGCTGATTGTGCTCTTTGTCGGTATTTTTTGCTTTCTGCTACTAGACTACCAACTTCAACTTCGTTAACTTCAGAAGTTGTTAACGGTTGTGTTTCTTCTTGATTCTGCTGAATCTCTTTTGTTTCTTCGGACATCTGCCCTCCCTATTTACTTATTATTATGTTTGTTTCTTTTTGTATGTAAAGTTTTAATTTTTTTCCAAGAATATTTCCTACAAAGTTTGCAAGTCTATCTTGGTTTTTACTTGAAAGATCATTTAATGTATAGTTTCTTTTTGCATTGCCTTCTACTATTTGACCTTTTGCAAATACTAATTTGAACCCATCCTTAATTAATTTAACTGAAATTCTTCTTAATGTTTCGCCAGTAAGTTTCATATTTACCTTTGAAACATCTGTGTTAACTTGAATGCCTTGAAATTTTGGCAATTTGCCATAATCTGGTATAGTCATTCCTCTTGACTTAAAATTTTTATAACTGTCTAAAAAAACATTTTTACCTTTAATTTTTCTCCACCCAATATTTGCCCCTTTATTTGAATAAGAGAATGGCCCAGATGGTTTACCTTGAAATTTTCCTTTTCCTGCATCAGAAACAATAAGTTGTTTTGCAATCTGTCCTGCTTTTTTAAAAACATTCACATCAAATTTTACTAACTCTGTTAACTCACCTCTTTTAACACTCATAAAACAACTTCCCATTCATGGCGACAATTAAAACCACCTCTGTCTGCTTGACCTACCCCATCTAAAGAATTTATTTCTTCAGTTGTAAAACCCTCTGAATTTTGTGGATTGTTTAAAACATTTGCACATGCTTCTCTTGTTTTACTATCATTGGGGCCAACATATTGATATTTAGTTTGAGGTAAATCCTCAAATGCTTTAAACTTTGCTGAATTAGAAAAACGTGCAAAAGAATCATTTACAACCAATCTTGTTTGTGCAGTTGTTAATGTTGTTACTGTTCTTTGTAATCTTTCAACTATTATTTCACTTGATTCACCTGCAATAATACCTTTTAACAATTCACTTTTAAGTGTTGTTGAAAATTCTTGTGCTTTACCAAGCAATGTTGTTGTGTCAAGTTCTTTTAAAAGTTCTAGTGATCTAACACTTGCAACACTTGTTTCAACACCTCTTGCCCTTGCTTCTCTAAAAACATTTACAACCTCATCATCATATTTTGACATCAAATTGTTAAGTGCTTTATTATATCCTTGCCTATCCAGTTCTTGTAAAAAATCTAATTCTCTTGCAACAATACTAAGTTGGTTTGTATCTAATTCAGAAAGTGTTTTTGATACTTGATCTAACGTACTAAAAACATTTTTTTGTATATCTTCAATGACGTTTAAAAAGTCTGTTGGGGCATCAGCCATTTACTATCCTTTGAATAATATTGTTTGCACTTTCTTCTGGTTGTTCTTCTTGAATACCATTCATAACCTCATCAATTTGTTCTTCTGTAAAATCTGGATTATAGTGTCTAAACCAATCTTTCTTACTTGCTAAACCATTATCCCATTTCCACATCCATTCTTCACGCTCTTGTGCAGGACTGATAGGTATATGGGGTTCACTAAAATTAATGGAATATTCATCACTTACATTTATGTTAAATGTTTCTAAAATCTTTTTATCTAGTTGAAATCTTTGATTTTCAAATTTTCTAAACCTTTCAAAGTCTGACATAATTGCTTCTGTTAATTCCATTTCTAATATTCTTTGATGTTCACCAGAACTTGAATGTGTATCAGATGCCCAATTTATTTTCAAATGTAAAGCATCAGCAGTTGTTTCAACTACCCATTTCATATTTTCCCTTATCTCAGACAATGAACCAGACGGACTGACTATATTATAATTAGCCCCCTCTGGTAAAACTAAAAGTTTTGATACATCTACTTTAACTCTTGTAGTTTCATCAACTCCAGTTAAAACAGATTGACCAAGCGATTGATACATATTACCCAATGATAATTGAGTTCCAAATACATTGTATAAAAGATTGGCATTTGCAACCATTTTACCTTTGCCAGTTCTAAACCATTCATTGCCAATCATTGGGTAAAGATGCGACCATAATATTGGGATTACTCCGTAGGGGTTTACATCTTCATCATTTACATGTATTATTTCACCAGACTTTTTAATTTTAAAATGTTTTTCATCTGACCAAAACACATACTCTTGTTCATACACTTTTGCATTACCATGATTGAACAATGGATAAATAACAGCAACTGGTTCTGGATTATTGGGTAAATATATTGGTTCAAAATCGGTTAAAATATGCCCTCTTAACATTTGTTCTTCTTCATTATAAAACCTTAAAAAGCCAATCGTTCCTAATAGACCAGTCATTCTATCCACTTCAATCATTTCATTATCACAATTGGAAATAAATTCTAGGTAGCGTGGGTCTGCTTTTCTTTGTGGTGCAGACTTATATGTAATAAATCTTGCATCAATTATTTTTTTTGTAATATTACTGGCAAGAGGTGGAGCATATCGTAGTGCTTCTGCATCAAAATAATTCATAGCATCTTCTTCTAAATTGATTCCCTCATAATAATTCATGATTTTAATTCTATCATCACGCTCATTATAATGTGCTTCCTCTATGTAATCTTTTATGCTACTAATAATTGTTATTTCATTTAAGTCGGAAATTATCATTACCAAATCCTTTGCAAATTTTGTACTTCCTTTTTTCTTATTGGAAATCTGTTAATAAAAAAATATCTAATTGCATCCATGCTATGATCATGATGTCCATCCTTCAAAGGTTCTTCTTTAAGTCTTTGGTTTTCTCTTTTGTCTGGATAGCGGTAGTTTTCAAAATCATTAATAACATTTGTGCATTTATCACTTATAAACAATCTTGCTTTACCTTCTGCATTTTTAAAAAAAGAACGTACTAAATCAATGCCAGATGGAATTGATCTACTTATTCTATCAGTCTTATAATTAACACCAATACCATTTCTTCTAAATATTTCTGCATCACCTAGTCCGCTTGTAGATTGAACACCAACTCCTGCAGGATCACAATATGTTTTTAAAACTGGATAATTTTTTTGTTTTATCAATTGTATTAGTTCTTCTGTTTTAATGTTTGTTTTATGCACAATTTCATCAATGATATGAACTTCAAAATCCCCATCCACCTTACCAACTTGTAACCAAACAACAGCAGGTTGTCTATAACCAAAATCAACTGCACAATAGGTTTCCCATTCTTTTTGATAGGAAAGTTTCTTGATGTGTACTTCTCGTTCAATCGGATATACTTTTCCTGCAAAACTTGTAAATTCTGCAAGATATTCTTGTCTAAACGTTTCTTCTGTAAGTTCATTTCTTAATTCTTCTATGTTATCCCTGAAATACCTTGAAGTTGAAGAACTATGTTGCCAAGATTCCCATTCGGGATAATCATTAGACTGCCCTCGTTGGTATAAATCATATAACCAGTTATATCCTCGAGGAGTTGAAACGAATAAAGCCCACCCTTGTCTGTCTGATAAAGTAGGTCGTAAGTATTGTTCCCAAACCAATTTGTTAATGATTGCACTCTCATCTATGATCAACCAGTCTAAACCCTCTCCAACTAAACTTGTATCTGGTGTTCCTGCTGACTTAACCCAAACTTCGCTTCCGTTAATAAATTTTGCATAGAAAAGATTTCCATTTATAACCTTTTTGCTAATTGTTGGAAATTTATATTTAATAATAAGATTTTCATGTATTTCCCTGCCAATCTTACTTGCCAATTCATAAGATGGGGCAACTATCCAACCTCTTGTGTTTGGTTGTAAGATTG